CACCTGCTTTAATGGTTTATATTTCCGCGCCATTTCTTTTGATGACAAATCAGAATCAGCTTTATCGAACTGTGAACCGATCTCAACCTCACCCTCGTCGGCAAATTCGGAAATGAATGGCGATAGATTATGAGTGCAATTCGGGTGATACGGAGGTCGATAAGTCAGTTTCGGAAATCGCTTGCTATTTCCTGAAATACTGAATATCTGGTTTTCATACATTCGGCAAAAATCCACCGCTCCCGTATCCGTAATTATTACAAGATCGACCCCGTCCTGCTTGCATCGATTAACCGTACCTTCAGTATGAGCCGCCCTTGAGAGTGTTCGTGCCAGTAAGTCTGAATAGGCCTTTGCATTCATCGTGACTTTACCGACCGTTATCATGCCATCTACAGTGTTATTTCTCAGGTTATCAAGTATATTCTTTGACACTTGAGGTCTTGACTGTCCCTCAATAATACCTTTGCCGATGCTTGCTGCTATTCGTTGCTTGTTCCCGGTAAACTGAGAGAATTTAATGAAACCTACATAAGTCTGTTCCAAAGCATCTGCAATTATATTGAAGTCCGCCATGACTCCCTGAGCAGTCAACATGGCTGCATCTCTTTGCAACCGTGAGAATGTTGCCGTGTATTCGTTTCCGAGATATTTCTTCAACAGTTCCCGGTCTTGATGAAACCCGTTCTTGTAAGCCTTCGGGATGTATCGTTCCGCCCATATTGCATTATCCCGTTTAAGAGCCGTGATATGCTTCTCAATTTCTCGTATTTTTTGGGTTGCTCGTGTTTTCGCCACAGTCGTAAAATCAACGCCAATTAATATCGCTTTCAGGTCTGCAAGGGCTTCGGCATAGATGTCTACTATAGCCTGCCGTCCGGGCGTATTCGGTATCGGGTCTAATGTCATACAAGGCCTACCCTCATCCAGGGAGAAAACTCAGACAATAGCGATTGTGGAAATTCTGTATTAGCAAAACCATCACTGTATGTTTCCTCAAATTCACCTATCCGAACACTTTTTATATCTTTATCAGTCGCCAGAATAGAGTTTGTTTCAATGTAATATTTAATCAACTTCGCAACTGCTAACTTAATACCGACAGGGAATACGACACGAGTGATCGTAACCGTAGTTAAGCCCTCGACCTCATCAATAAGCTCATTTGTACTTGTAAGTGTCAATGTTCCGGCTGCGACTGTTGCAATCACTTTAATGCTGTTATTGTTGAGCGTATCCTGAATATCAATGTCCATTCCAGCGGCGAAATATGCCTCCACAAACTTACTATTACTGTCGGCTATCGTATCCGGGGCGCCTTTCACACAAGCAATCGAAGAAGCTGATATATATACGGTTTTCTGATGAAACCGGTTATTGCATAAATTCATAACAAATTCTTGCACATCCGGGATAATAGCACTCAGATAAGTATTATAATCCGATCCCGTGATCCGCAGTCTGGTTACGACTTCAGCCGTTGTAATTATCGGCATTGGTTAATCTTTCCCTGCCATTTTTGCAGTAGTTTTCTTTGTCGGTTTTGTCAGTTCTTCGAGTTGTGATTCAAGTTCCGCAATTCGCTCTTCTGCTGCGATAAGTTTTTCTTGCGTTTCGATAAGCAATTTCTGTTCTGAACCGCTGAGTTTCTTTTGCGCTGCCAGTCCCTTTTTGATAACCGCTGCTCTGTTTTTATCAGCTATTTGCTGCCTTACTGTAATCATTATTCGCCTCGATGAAAGAGTTAATTTATGAGCGGGCTTTTACACCCGCTCAAGTTTAAAGTGATTATGGAGCTGTAGCTATACCACCGGCACCTGATGCTGTTGCATCGGAAGAGCCAATAAACACAACATCATTACCAGCCTCACTATCCCATGCCGCATAACCTGCCATCGAGCAGCTGTGCATGAGTATACCTTCATTATTCGGGTTTGTGCCAATAAAGAGTGAAGTTAAATCAGCACCTTTGTTGACATTGAAATTTACAAACGTACAATCACGGAATATAATCCACCCGCTTATAGCCGTTGCATCATACGATTTGATAGCTCCGTGCGTTAATGTTGCGGAGTAAGAAAGGATATGACATCCATTGAAAAAGCACTGACCCACCGGGCCATCCAATACGATGTTGGCATTTGTACCAGCCCTAATAGTCGAGTTTGTTCCGAATGTACATCGGTCAAAGGTATTTTCAGAACCTGTCAAGTACAGATCGTTTGCACCGGTAGCGGCTGCGGGTGTTGCATTACCGCATCCTGATACATGTACATTAACAAAATGATTCCTTGCGCCGGACACTATTAGAGCCCCAACTGCGACAACAGAATCACCATAATTCACTATCGACATATTAGCAAATACATTATTGTTCCCAGTGACATTGATCAGTGAAGCGAGCGCATGAGGAAATATCAGCGTCCCCGGAACGAATGTTGCATTCGATACTCTTGCCCGCTGGTTATACATCGAACCGGAACATAGGCCAACTGTAGTTATGCCATGCTTAGACCAGACTAATGTAGTGTCAAAATATGATGTTGTATTTGCGCCCGTGGTGCCCGATGACATTAGAACTATACCATCACCGTCCCCGGTAGTGCAAAGCCCATACGCAGTCACAATACTTGCCACAGCCTGATCTTTCGATCTTCCGTTGTTTGTAGATGCCCCATTCTCAGGATCGACAAAATACCAATCACCCAATATTTGAGGTAGCCCGGACGGCAGTTCATTTTCGAGCTTATCATACAAAGGGTCGAGTGTATGCCTGAGCGGTAATGTCGACCGTGATCCCAGCCAGCCATCCGAAAATACAGCCGTACTCAACACAACGATAAGCAGTAGAACTGTTATAGAAATTCTTTTAAATAACATTTTCTTTTCCTCTCTGTTTATCCATTGGTGACGAGTTTAGCTACACGGATATTTTTCTGGAGCCATACACGAGACCAGTTAGTACCCACGATAAGCTGTGCATTAGTCGGCGAGAAGTTCCCCGTTGTGACCGAGGTCGTCGAGCTTAATCCCTGCGGATGCAGAAGCAATGCCAGCCTTGATACGGTTTCATACTGAACGCCGCCGAGACCCTGTAAAGGTTCACGCACTGTCTCGATCAATGGCTCGTCGATAGGCACGGGAGCTCTTGCAAATGCACCGGTTCCGAATACGAATGTATCGTATTTATACCCAGATGTACTTCCTGCGGTTGCGGTCATATCATCATCTACCAGCACACGCCGTCCCTTGTAATAGGGTATTTCAGGGCTTTGCGCTGATTCTCTGATATTGTCTATCAGATCGAGTCCCTGTAACCGCCTGAAAGGCACGGAATGCATACAAATTGCAGCAAACATATCCCAGCGATCACCTTGAAGATGGAACGTGTCCAGAATCGCATCTCCATCAATGAGGTTCGCATCCTGAGCATTGTCACCATCTTCGATTGATATGTCATTGAGCAGCACAGCCATAGAAGCGGCTTCGAACATGCCGGTAAGTTTTGCCAGCATGATGGTCTGCTCTTCACGTACCCAGTAATCGACAAATCTGTCAAGAAACACCCTGACAGGATCACTGCCTGCTGTGACCTTTATCAATGCAGAAGATTTGAATGATTTTGCGCGGTAGTCTTTTTGCGCATACGAAATATCTGAGGTGATTTGCCCGGATGTGATTTCTGTCTCACTATCCGTAACCACCGAGGAATCACCGGAAAGGTCATCCCATAACGGCATATCGACAGTCCTGCCAGGTGCATTGGCTGCAGCTACGATAGCCGGTGTTGATTGTGCGATACCGCTCTGAACCAGCAAGCTTTTACTTGCTGATTGCTCGACAAAATACTGTTCTGCAATTTCGGGTTCAAGGCTAAGATCCGCTATTTCTACATAAGTTGCATCAGCCACTTTTTACTCCATTCTTAATATCCGGCCGCTTTCTTGTACTTGTTATAAAGTTCCGGATTATTCTTTTTTAATATGAGCTGTTGAGTCATATTGTAATATTCAGGTTTAAACGGATTCTTTCCGCCCTCAATCATTAAATTCACATCATGAGGATTACGAGTGTTATCCGCCAACCTCTTTTCCACTTCAGCCGTAACCGCCGCCTCAAACTCAGTTTTCAAATTGCCCATGTTTCTGTTAGTTGAATCTTCATCGTCGCCGATGAAATATTTCACCAGTTTCACGGGCAGCCCAACTTCATTAGCAGAAGTAACCGCAAGGGCAGTCAACTCAGATTTAAGTGTTTTCTTCTCTGCCGATTCGACACGAAGCCTCAACTCTCTGAGTTCTTTTTTCTCTTCAGTTTCAGGCGGATGGTCGGTGTTATATTTTTCAAGTATAAGCCCAGGTAACTTTTCTGATTTGAACTTCTCTTCAAAACTCGTCATTGCCTTTGTTGCGTGAGCGTCCCGGTAACTCTTTAATACAGGATTATTTTCAACAAATGAATGCACATTATCAGTCGACAGTCCCACAAGTGGATTCATCCCCTCAAGGTACTTTTTGACATCTGCACTTTCTTTGTTTTCGTCGATAAATGTTTTTACGTCTGTAAATTCCATGATTTACTCCTTTTCGCTTAGGTACGTGCCCCAAGTGCAAGGTTAAGTGTTTTGATTTGTATTATTTTCCTGATTTATATTCTCTTGATTCACGTTCATATTCTCGAACGGATCTGCTGGTGCCTCCTCTTCTATACGTGCCATTTCGGCCTCTACGTCATCAATAAACGGCATAAGGCTTAATATCGTTCTCATGCTTATCGTGCCTTTGAGCGCTGCCGCCACATCTGCGTATAACGAAAGTTCTATCGGCAGGTTACGTGTAAACTGTATTGTTATATTCAGCCAATCAAGTTTCTGCCCTTTTATCGAAGTCAGTGTATTTAAAACTTCGAACATATGCCGTGTCGCTGCCGTAAATTTCCGCTCTTTTGTGATACTCTTGTTTTCAAGTCCCATGAGTTTATATTTGCGGCTTTCCCCCGACTGTGCACCGCCTGAGAACTTTTCGTCATTCAGGTTCGGTATACGTGCAAACCGATAAATATTGTCTTCTAAACGGGCGAGATGATGCTCTAAGAAAGCGTCTTTAATATCCTTCGTTAAATATGCAGCCTCACCTCCCTTTGGTAGGCTCATAACTCGTGAGTTTGCTATTTCCTCGGCCTGCTCTTTGTCAAGCGATGTTCCGGTAACTTTGAGATATGCATTCCTGAATGCCTCAAACTCATCTTGATTGAAAGAGATGCACTTATCATAAGCATCAATCAAAGCCTTTGTCTTTTCAAAGTCACCTTGCTTCTCATTGTTATTTATATATTCAAGCAACGGAATTAGTTTGAAATTATGAGGAAGTGGATTGATAGTCTCGGTGTCATCAGTCATAAACGTGCCATCGGCTACCTCTATCCAAAACGTGACATGAGTATTATCATACCATTCGACACGATACCGCTCGCTGGCCGTACCGTTCTGCACAACTGCCACTTTATAATATCGCATTGCAGCCTGATTATCTTTAGTGCTCATGTCTTTTATGAATATACATTCCCATGGCGGAATACTCATCACGCGCTCAGAAACACCAGATTCATCCTTGCCCTGATATAGCAACCGACAGGCACGGCCACATATAGATTGGAATTTACCCGTCTCTGAATCGAGGTCTTCAATGTTGTTTACCTTATTAAACTCCATTATGTATTCATCTTGCTTATCATCGGCTGCTTTATTTTCGTTTTCATCGCCTCCTGAATCAGTTTCGTATACTATCGGATTGCCGTAAATGTACCCGGTGAACGTATCGACTATCTCACCCCTGAAATCATGAGGAAGCTTATTGCAGATACCGTCTTGTGATTTGTCTTCTCTGCCAAGTATCGGCACATCGCCTTTGTATTCTGCGTAAGCGGTAATCTCTGCCGTGTGCCGCTCCTCATTCGCTTTAATCAGGTCTTTAATGATGTCAGAGTTTATTTCACCATTCATTTCTTTAATTTTGAGAAGTGCAGCTGCAAGGGCATCAGTCATAGTCGCTGGGATAGTTGTCTTCCCGATTATTGCGCCTGTTATCGTTCGTGGACTCATCCTGATCCCCTTTGTATAGATGCCCCGGCTGTAATCTTTTGAGGTTCGACAATCATATCATATGCACCTGCGGCCGAATCCGGTTGATCATCATGAATGGCTTCCGGGAAGTTCTCACATTCCGAGAAAAACGAATCATTCCACGGCGCTTTGAGAACCTTGACATTCCCAGCCTCGCATTGAGCTGACAGAGGCGAGAACCGGGTCACTTTATCCTTTTGAGATAATGATGCACTTGCGTTATAGCCTGCAAGCGTTCTA